CTAGTGCTTTGGGTTGAACTCACAGCCAGTGACTTGGCACCAGCCGCATAGCGGTGTCTGTGTGGGGTTCCACACATCGTTGTCGAAGCATGCTTCGAGCCGTGCAGTGCGCTCGCGGTATTTCCACCAAAACTGCTCGGCTTGTTCGCGGTGCATTTGCATGCTGACCATAGACTCCTTGACGATGAAAAGCAAGGCGCTGTTCACCTTACGGATGTGTGGGAAGTGCGCAAACACCATGAGCGACATGAGCACCAACTGATCCCGGTCTGGGTACTTGTTGTTGCCCGTCTTCCAGTCGCCCACCCACGCGGTCAGGTTGTCGTCATCGATGACCAGAATGTCTGCAATACCCCGCACCCACACGTCTGGCGCTTTCCAGTTGGTGGGCTTCAAGTCAACGGTCAGCGCCATCTCGTACTCGGCCAGCTTGCGCCCGGACTTGTTGATCATGGCGTCCACCACCGGCTGGAACTGCGCATACTCTGGCGGGATGGGCTTCTTGTCCCGGATGTAGAACTCGATGGCCTCGTGCACCTGATTGCCGTACCGTGTGGCCTCGGTCTCTTGGAAGGGGTACTTCTTCAGGACCTTGACCTCGTGGTAACGACGGGCGCACCCTTCAAAGTCTTTTAGGGAGCTGTGGCTCCATGCTGGTTTTTTCATTGGAACTTTGCAGAGCTGATTGCCTTGGACAGGCGGGACGAGAAGTCGGTGACGAAGCGCTCGTTGGTATGCAGATGGTGCCCCATGTCGTGCAGTATGGCGTGTGTGACCTCGTGCCAGAAGGTCTCCTGCAGTCGTGGCGATGAGTACCGGGCGTTGCTTGTGTTGCTGTGTGTCGCAAGCTGTATGGTGCCGAGGTCGTAGTGCACCGTCCCCATGATGCCCTTGCGGGGCATGTACTTGAGCATGCGTATGGTGTACCTGTGGTTGCCCACGGTGATACGTATTGGAATGATCATCTGCTTTCTCCTTAGTTTTTTGCTAACCCATACCTACGGTGAGCGCCACCGTCAGCGTCCAGAGGTATACCCGGCATGTACGGCGGCTCCACAGTCATTTGAGCCAAGACCCATGTCTTCGCTTCTTCGACGTCCGCATCCGGTACCACTACGATCTGTTCGTCATGCACCGTACCCGCTACGAAGTACCGCCTTGACGTTCTCAACATCCCATCAGTCATCACGCATCTGGCTACGCCCTGCGTGACGTTGTTGGTTACTTTTCCTCCATACAGTTTAATACGGTTTTCACCGTACGTCCACTCTGTCTTTGACTTGCCTGTTTTTTCATCAGTTGAGCGGCGCACGTTCAGCCCGGGGTAGTTGATCGGCATTCCGCTTGGCAGCAGTATCTGCCCCTTGCTGAAAGTCAGGCACTTGTGCTTGTACTCCTTGCCCTTGTACAGCGACTCCTCGATCAGACTGTTCATCATTTCCCAGAACCCCACCACAGGCCGCGCAGTGGCGCGGTACCTGTCAACGATGGCTTTGGCTGCAAGGCAGTGGATCACCAGCTCTTTGGTCGTGCACGTGTGGGGGATGGCCTGTATCTTCTCGACGTTCACATCCCAGTCGAGGAACTTCTGCGCTTGGTCAGACGTGACCCCGAGCTTCTTCGCAAAGGCCAAGTCGTAGCGTACGGGAGGAGCGCCAAGGAATCCAACGAGAAGCTGGGAAGCGAAAGAAGCCCATCCAAGGCCGTACCCCGCGCCAAGGAGCGCCGACTTTGCAGACTGTCTAAGGTCTGGGTGACTTTCTTTTGAAAGGCCGGGTATACCGAACATCTGAGCGCCGAAAGCGGCATACGCGTCACTGCCAGAACGGAAGATGTCGAGCATATCTTCGTAATCCGCCAGCCACGCGAGTACTCGCGGTTCAATTTGCGAAAGGTCCCCAACGACAAGCTGGTTCCCCACCGGTGCCATGATTGCTTTGCGTAGGAACGAACCTCGCTTGAGGTTTTGCATGTTGATGGCCGAGCCCCTTGCAGCAGTCCAGCGGCCCGTCGCTGCGCCGTAGTAGCTAAGCGGTACCGGGAGCGGGCCCCTGCCCGATATGTCCAAGAACCGCTGCGCACGCGTACGCTCGGTCGTAGACTTAACGCGTAGACGCGCCTCGCAAAGAAGGGCGACGTCTTCACGTTCACCGTTGAGCAGCGCTTGAAATAGCGCGTCATTTTTTGCAAAAGCAAACGCCTCCTTCCCCGTGGTCTTGCTGACTTTCGTAGGGGGTGTGACGCCCATGAGTACGAGTACCTCCGCAAACTTTGGGTTCGACGCCAGTGCAGTCTCCTCGATGCCGAGTTTTGTAAGTAGCCCTTCACGTTTCTCTCCTTCTTCTGATAGTGCTTTGATGAGCATCTCGCGGTCCAGCTCAAGGCAAGCGTTGGTGTACATGCGCAGCGTCATGTCAATGAGGCGCAGCTCCTTGGCTGGGTAGCCCTCGATCAGTCGGGCAAAGATTTCTTCGCACAAGAACACGTCGTGCTTGCAGTACTCGGCAAGTTCAAACTCCACGTCAGGTGGTAGTTCGATGAGACCGTTTGTGTTATGTACGGCTCTCCCTTTTTCGGGAAGACCAAAATCTCCTGCAAGCTTGGCGAGACTATTGCCAACTTCCACGCCGCGAAGAGCTCGCGCCATCGACAGCGTATCGAAGATGAAGGCGGGGGCAATTCCGTACCGCCAGCATAGAATTGAAACATCGAACTGTGCGTTGTGGGCAAGCACTGCGGTTCGGCTCCAGTCCACTCCATCAACGTATTCACGTAGGTCGCGTTCTCCAACCCACACGATTGGATCATCACTTCCATACTCGTGGAAGCAACACCCAAATGCTTTGAATCTAACATCACGTATGTACTCCTCTGTTGTCATCTTCGACAACGTGTAGTCCTTGCTGTCCCACCGTGTCTCGAAGTCCACGGCAATGATGCGGTCGTATGGTGCGCTCAATTGAACATCTCCTTGGGGGGTGCATCGCGCAGCAGCATTGCTTGCGCCATAGCGTTTGCTTGACCGATCATCTCGGCCCACTGCATCTCGTCAGCGCCAGCGCAGAACGTCAGCAGCGAGTCTCCAGTATCGACCAGCACAACTGCTTTGTGGGGGGTGTTCTCGTTGTAGCACTTGGCCAGCAGCAGGATCATTTGCCCGAAGTGGTCACGCAGTCCCTCATCGCTGTTGCTTAGGGCCGCTATCGTGTCGTCCCACGTCTCTTGTGTCAGCTTATCCATAACAGTAACCGTCCTTCCAGTTCTTCCATAGTGTCTTCACGGGCCACAAAAGTGAACCCACCAGCGTTACATATCGCAATCAACTCACGCTCTTGCAGCGCGGTGACTTTGCCTTTACCAGCCTTGCACTCGATGGCGACGAAGCGCCCCTTGTAGCAGCCGATGATGTCGGGGATACCCGAGCGCCCCAGCCCCATGCCCGGAGGCATGAAGTGGTAGATGCCAAGCCTGTCCAGCATCTTGCGCACAGCGGCTTTGACTTTTCCTTCAGGCGTCTGGGCCATGGTGTATTCCTTTCACTTCTTCGTAGAAAACCGCGCTGCGCCATAGCGTAACGGACGGCATGTGGTTGTGTGATTGTGTTGGCATCACCTTAGCTAAAGGCTCGATCCAACCCAGCGACTTGAGCGTACGCACGCCTGACACCCACACGTTGGGGTGCAGCTTGCTGTCTCGGTACAGCTTGCGACTATTGCAATACTCTCGAAACTCATCGCCCTGCACAAGCGGTTTGGTGGCCAGCAGCTCTTCACAGATTTCAAGGTAGCGTTCCACAAACTCGGGCGCAGTGTTGTACGCTTTCTCCCAGCATTTGTCGGCCAATATCATTGCACGCTCCATGCGAGCGGAGGTCATGGTTGATACCCCTGAAACTCTTTGAGCTTCTGCATGTAGTGCTTGGCCTTGCCAGCGTCATCGCTGCCGTCCTTGCGCCCAGCACGCAGGCTGTACTTGATGATGTTGCCTTTGAGGAATCCTACGAACTCATCGTGGGTCATCACTGCCTCCATGATGTGCCAAGGCTGGATCGGCATGTCCTTGTAGTGGTTGCCGCTGACCTGCATGTCATCGGCCGTGGTGCCGTTGGTGCCCGCGTTGAGGCGGCTTGTTTGCAGCATGTGCGCCAGCTCTTGCTCTTCGGCTTCGGTAAGGGCAAGGTTAGGGAACAATTCCATTTGTTTCATTTCACTCTCCTTTTGTTGTCGGGACGGGGGCAATTGTCTGGGGGTACTATGACACACCAGATGGCGGTTGGTGGGTTACCTCTTTGGCGCACCCACCTGTCGATGTAAGCGTCAGGCATCCCAGCAAGTAGCTTGCGGACGTTGCTTGGCTCACGCTCAAGGGTGTTGGCAATCGTACCCACATCCAGCCCGTCAGGGCTGGCTCTGAGTAGTGTCCGCAGGGACTGCGTGCTGTTGGTTCTCATCTGTTCATATCCTCGTAAGTCCCATCTTTTCTTACAAAGCGCACACCGATGAGGTTATCGTTCTCATCGTAGAACCCCGCCATCATGGGCGCGTCTTCCCACGGCGCACGGGAATGCACAATGGTTGATTTCTTTTTGGGGGGCGTCCAGTAGCAGGTCGTCTTTGTGCCTTCAGGTACAGGCCCGCGCTGGTAGTCGTAGAGTTTGATGTCAGGCATGGTTCTTCTCCCGCAGTTTGGCTTCTGCTAATTCCAGAATGTCGTACACGGTCCTCCCCCATGTCATTTCATTCATCTCCTCTACCGTCAACCCAACCCACTCAC